AATGCGTTTTTTTGTGTTACAAAAGCAAATTAAATTGTTATTTTAGTATGGTAGTATTCAATCCAACAGACGAAATTCATTCATTGCGTTGCATTCCGAGAAATCATTCGGAATTTGTAACATTAAGATTACGCAATGAATTAAAAGATACAACAGAAACATTCGAAATTGAGCCAATAATTTACAATTCATATATGGTTTTGGAATTTGTCAAGACATTTGTTGAAGGCGAAAGTTCAGAAATAGAAATATTTGACATATTTACAAATGAATTGTTGTATCGTGGCAAATCTTATGCAACATCGCAAACAGATTTGGAAAATTACAAACTAACAAAAGGGGTTTTAAAAGTATAAAATGGAAAATAATTTACAAATATTTCAATTAGCAAACTACAATCGACCAGAAATCAAAGAAGTTTCTGGTAAAAAGTGGGTTTTAAATGGCGATAAAAATCAATTTTATTATGATATTATTGACGCTTACAACGGATCGCCTACAAATTCAGCAATAATTGATTCATATTCGCAATTCATTTACGGAAAAGGATTGACATCAAAAGACAAAGTTTCAAAAGCATCGAATTGGGCGTATGTTATGTCAACACTTTCAAAGTCAGACTTGCGAAAAGTTTGCAAAGATTTTGAAATGTTTGGTGAAGCGTCTTTGGAATTAAAATATATTGACAATAAATTGCAAAAAATATATCATATTGCAAAACAATGTATTGCACCAGAAATCGCAAATGAAGATGGAGAAATTAGTGGATATTATTTTTCGTATGATTTTAGAAATGTAAACAAATACAAACCAACACGAATCGATGCATTCGGATATGGTGAACCGACAAAAGGTGAAAGAAGTGAAATTTTTATTATTTCAGATTACCAGGTCGGACAATTTTATTATAAAAATCCTTCATATATTTCTGGACTTCCTTATTCAATGATGGAATCTGAAATTGCAAACTATTGTATTAATCACATTCAAAACGGATTGTCATTTGGACACGTTATAAATATGAATACTGGAGTGCAATTGTCTGAAGAAGAAATAATGCAAAACACGGCTCAAATAAAAAATCATTTGACTGGTTCTGGAAATGCTGGAAAATTCTTTTTAAACTGGAACGACAACAAAGATTCTGAAATCACAATCACACCGCTTGAAGTGAGCGACGCACATCAACAATATCAATTTTTAAGTGCTGAATCACGTCAACAAATTATGACATCACACAAATTGACTTCTGGTTTGATTGTTGGTGTTGGTGCATCAAGTGGATTTTCTTCAAACGCTGACGAATTAGAAGTTGCATTTCAAGAATTAATGATAAATGTAATTCGACCAAAACAAGAAATTGTTCTTGATAATTTAATGGAAATTTATGCAAGTCAAAACGTTTCAATTGATTTGTCATTTATTTCACTTCGAGCATCTGACGTTGTTTCACAAGACAATGTTCAATCGGTAGCGACTGACGTAATAGATTCAAAAGTTTCATACAATGGCGCTCAAATTTCAAGTGCAATTGACATCATTGCAAAAGTAGGTGAAGGAATTTTGACACAAGAACAAGCGATTGTTTTCTTGGTTCAATTTTTATCTTTACCAGCTGAAGTTGCACAAGCAATGTTCACGAATCAACAAATACCAATTACACAACTTTCACAACAAATTTGTTGTTCAAAAGAAAAGACTGACGAAAACGAAGAAATGATTTTGAATCAAATTGCTGAAAGTTTAATTGAATTAGGCGAAGACGAAGACTTGGAAAATTACGAAGTAATTGACGAACGCAAACAAGAAGACGTTCCAGCAATTACGGAATTGACTTTAAAATTGGCTTCAGTTCCAACATCATTTCCAAATGTAACAAGCGAACAAGACAATGATATTTTTAAAATTCGTTATCAATACGCACCATTAATAACAAGCGGAAATTCACGTGAATTTTGTAATAAAATGGTGAGTGCGTCAAAAGTTTACAGAAAAGAAGACGTTTTATTTGCAAGTCAAAATCCAGCAATCAATCCTGGTTTTGGTCCAGGTGGTGCAGACACATACAATTTATTTTTATACAAAGGTGGTGTGAATTGCTCACATTTTTGGATGCGAAAAATTTACTTAAAAAGAAACAATAAATCAATTTCAGTAAATGAAGCACAAAGAATCATAAATGAATTAGAACCAAGTCAAAGAGCTGGTGCAAGACTTGAAACAAATCCAAGTGAAGTTGCACAAGTTGCTGAATCGTCAAACAATTATTGGTCGTTAGATCCAAATTATAGAAAATAAGATGACAACAATACTTTTAAAAGAAAACGAACTGACAAAAAACACACCTTTGGGTGGGAACATTGACGTTGACAAATACGTTTTAGCGATTGCAGACTTTCAACGTATTAGAGTTGAAGAAATTCTTGGTGAAACACTTTACAACAAGATTTGTGAAGACTTTGAAAACGACGATTTGGTTGATGAATATTTGACTTTGTACGAAAATTATTTAGTTCCTTATATCATTCACGGATCGGCAATGGAATATTTGTTATTCGGTGCATATCAAATCAATAATGGTGGAATCACAAAACACAATCCAGCCGATTCAACTTCAGTTGACAAAGTTGAGGTTGATTATTTAGTGAATCAACAACGTATGAAAATGGAAATGTACGAATCACGTCTTGAAAGATGGTTATGCAAATTTCATTTGCCAGAATACGTTTCAAATACAAACAATATTGTGAATCCAATTAAATCAAAATTAGTTTGTGGAAAATGGTACTTACAAAATCCATATTAAAAATGCGAAAAGTAGATAAAAGAACCGAAGAAAATATCAAAAAATTAAAAATATTTTTAAAAAATGCAAACATTATTAAACGGAGTAACCACAACAACAACGTCAGCGACAAAAACAATTAACGGAGTACATACAATAGTGTGCAAAGGGTTGAAAGGTTACAAGCAATTTATTGATTTCTATATTAGTGTTGATAATGTTCATTTTGTACTTTTTAAAAAGGTAATTTTAGGCGACGAAGTTTTCAGTTTTAATACTGGTAATTGTCATATTTATTGTAAATTTGAAACGGAACTTCAAAACAACAATCCAATTTTTGTGCATATGACTTAATTGTTGAAATTAAAATAAAAAAATAATAATTAAAATATAAAAACCAATTATGGCAATTGAAATTATAAATATTGGAATAAGTGCAAATGATGGAACTGGTGATGTTTTACGTGATGCATTTATAAAATGCAACGAAAACTTCGATGAATTAGACTTCACAAAACAAGACGAACTTGTTTCTGGTACAAATATAAAAACAATTGAAGGTCAATCTTTAATTGGTCCAGGCAATATTGATTTAACAAAATCAGATGTTGGACTTGGAAACGTTGATAACACTTCAGATTTAAACAAACCAATTTCAACTGCAACGCAAACCGCATTAAATGCTAAAATTGGCGGAAGTGGTACAGATAATTATGTCCCAAGATTTAACGGAACTAACGCATTAGAAAATAGTATTATTTTTGATAATGGAACAAATGTCGGAATTGGAACAACGAGTCCTGCTGAAAAGTTATCTGTTACGGGCGCAATTATTAGTACAGGCGGAATTACAGGTCACGGGGCAAATAGAACGTCTTTATCACAAGAAGGAAGTGGTTCTGCTTATTGGCAATCTTATGGTGCAAACTCTTTATCTGTAGGAGAATTTTATTTAAGACAAGCGAGTTCTGATTTTAGCATTAATAGAGTTCCGTTGTTTATTAATTCAAGTGGAAACGTAGGAATTGGAACGACAAGTCCAGGTGCAAAATTGCACGTTGTTGGAGACGGAATTTTTGATGACAATATAAACGGAAGAATAACACTTGGAATTTCAGCAAGTCAAAATGACATTTATTCAACAACGACTGGTTTTGGTGGTTGGAAAAATTTTAGAATATCTTCAAATGAATTAATTTTTAGTACTGGCGGAACAAATGAAAGAATGCGTATCACTTCAAGTGGTAATGTAGTTATCGGAACACTTGGAACTGGTTTAGTTTATTCAAATGCTGGAACATTAACAAGTACAAACCCTTCTGACGAAAGGTTAAAAAACAATATTACCGATTTAAATTATGGTTTAAATGAAATTTTAAAATTAAGACCAGTTACTTACAATTGGAAAAACGATACAATTAATCAAGGTAAACAATTCGGTTTTATTGCTCAAGAAGTTCAACAAATTATGCCAGACTTAATAACTGAATTTACTACTATTGAAAATGACGAAGAAGTTATAAGATTAGGACTTGACAAAGAAGCGATATTTGTTGCAATGGTAAATGCAATTCAAGAATTAAAATCAGAAATAGAAATTTTAAAAACTAAATAAAAATGACAAATTACAATTGGACTATTTCAGCAATGGAATGCGTAAAAAAAGAAAATGATTTAACTGACGTTGTTATCACAATACATTGGCGATACAATGCAGAAAAAGACGGATTCAATGCTGAAATTTATGGTGCAACTTCAATGCCTTTGCCAAGTGGTGAAGATTTTACACCTTATGAAAAATTAACAAAAGACCAAGTTGTTGGATGGTTGGTTTCAGAATTAGACGTTGATGCAATGAATGAAAATTTAAATGCACAAATTGAATTGTTAATCAATCCAATTAACGTAACTTTACAACCACCATTCAAAAACTAATTAATAAATAAATTTTAAAATTATGGAAACCAAACAAGCAATTGAGATTTTAATACAAGTTGCACATTTAGCACAAAAAGGCGGATTGTTGCAATTAGCTGAAGCGGTTCACGTTTCAAAAGCGATTGAAACATTAACACAAAATGAAGAAATTACTGAATAAAAAATGAAAACAATTTTAAATTATTTACTTATTTCGTTTTTTCTTTTCTTTGCACCAATAAAAGGACTTCTTATTGCGGTCGGTGTTGCAATTGCACTTGACACAATATTTGGTATTTTCAAAGCAATACGAATAAAAGAACAAATTTCATCACGTCGAATGTCAAACATTGTGTCAAAGTTTGTTCTTTACGAAATGGCTATTTTACTATTGTATGCAATAGACAAATTTTTGCTTGGTGAATTTTTTAAAATATGGTTTCAAATAGATAATTTTTTCACAAAAGTAGTTGCAATAATTTTGATATTTATTGAAATGACATCAATCAAAGAAAATTTTGAAGTTGCATTCAATGTCAATATTTGGAAACTTTTAAAAACCACAATTCAACGTGCTAAATACATCAAGAATGAAATTGAATAATGAAGGTTATCAACTTATCACAAAACACGAAGGACTTGTTTTAAAACCTTATTTATGTCCAGCGAAAGTTCCGACAATTGGTTACGGAAATACTTACTACGAAGACGGAAAACGTGTTACATTGTTAGATAAACCAATTACAAAAGAACGTGCATTCGAAATGTTCAAAGAAATTGCGGACCGATTCGCAAAAGCGGTGTCGCAAAGTGTTGTTTCTGACTTAAATCAAAGACAATTTAATGCGTTGGTTTCATTTGCTTACAATGTAGGTGTTGCAAACTTTAAAAAATCGACATTATTAAAAATAGTGAATGCAAATCCAAACGATAAACAAATTGAAAATGAATTTAGAAAATGGACAAAAGCAAATGGCAAAGTTCTATCTGGACTTGTCAAACGTCGTCAAGACGAATCGAACTATTATTTTTCAATATAGAGACGTTATTTATATAATTGTTATACTTTTATTGTTATTGTTTAGAAGTAGTCGCAAAACGCAAGAAAACGACATCATTCAAAGCGAAAAGAAAATTGATTCAATTGAAAAACAAATAATTCAAACGAAATCTGAAATTATAAAATATGAAGAAGTTAAAATTGATTTTATTGATACTTTTCAGCGTAATGACATCGAAGACTTTTTGTCAAAAAGATACAATAATAAAAATACCAATTGATTACGCAAGAAATATCGTCAAAGAATTACTTCAGTTTGACGCTTGTAAAGACCAGGTAAAAAAACAAAGTGATTTAATTGGTTTATTTGAACTAAAACAAATCGAACAAAACAATATTATTGAAAATCAAAGAAAATTATTGATTGACAAATACAGATTTTCACAAAATATAGGTGCATCAACTTTTATAAATGTACCTTATTTGTTTACAAACTTAAATTTCGGTACTTCAAAACTAAATTTTGCACTTCAAATGAATGTACCATTTACAGAAAAACCACACTTTACACTTTTATTTTCTTATAATTTGTGGAAAACAAAATAAAAGTTGTATATTTCGACAATTAAAAATCACTTATGGATTCAAAAATTTACTACAATGACATTGATTTTAGTTTAAATCACATTGATAATTTAAATTTCATCATTAAAAAACACGATTTAAAATTGTCAAGTACTGAAAAAGACACTTTGCGTTTTTACATTCGAAGACAAATTAATTCAAAAGGAATCATTGAAGCGTGTAACAATGTCGGAGTTGATCCAACAACGGCACCGATGTTATGGTTGAAGACAAAAACTGAATCTGTTCGTGTTACAAACCCACTATTTGAAAAACCCGAAGAAAAAGAATTTAAGCAATTAGCGGATTTATTGATTGAAGACTTACAAAAATTTGAAACTATATTTCCAATATTTGAAAGGTCGTATATTAAAGACGGACATTGTCTTGTTTTAAGTCCAGCCGACATTCATATTGGAAAACTTTGCAACGAATGGGAAACTGGCGAAAAATACAATCAAAATATTGCGGTTCAACGAACTTTGGAAGGTGTCAAAGGTATTCTTGACAAAGCGTCTGGTTTTAATATTGACAAAATTGTGTTTATTGGCGGAAATGATATTTTACACATTGACAATCCAAAACGAACAACGACAAGCGGAACACCACAAGACACAGACGGTATGTGGTATGAAAATTTTATGATTGCAAAGCAATTATATGTTGACGTTTTAAAAATGCTTATTCCAGTTGCAGACGTTCACTTCGTTTTCAACCCTTCAAATCACGATTACACAAACGGATTTTTCCTTGCACAAGTAATTCAATCCTATTTTAAAGATTGTATCAATATTACGTTTGACGTTTCAATTTCACATCGAAAATATTACAAATATTACGACAATCTTATTGGCTCTACTCACGGAGACGGTGCCAAATTAGAAAATTTACCTTTGTTGATGGCTTCAGAATCAAAAGACTGGACCAATTCAAAGCATCGTTATATCTATACGCATCACGTTCACCATAAAATTGCAAAAGATTTCATAGGTTGCACGATTGAAAGTTTGCGTTCACCAAGTGGAACCGATTCTTGGCATCACCGAAACGGGTATCAACACGCACCAAAGGCGATTGAAGGTTTTATTCATCATAAAAACTTCGGACAAATAGCAAGATTGACACATATTTTTTAATCATTCTTATTTAGAATCATTATAAATTAGTGTTTTTTTGCATCTTTTTTTATAATTTGTTTTGTATTAATAAAAAACGTATTATATTTGCCCTATAATTAACAAACAAAAAAAATATATTATGAAAAAATTATCACAAAAAATGTCTTTAGAAAATAGAATCATTCTTTTAAATAGTGATTCATTAATTTCAGAATATTTAATGGAATCTTTAGACAACAAAATTTCCTGGACTGAATTAACTTTGAAAGATTGTTTTTATTTAACTCAATTATTTGATTTGGAATTGAACATTGAAAAAATTAATACATTTTTTAGCAACTAAAATTATGAAAACATTTACTATTTTATTATTTGCTTTTATAGCATTGCACACTGAAAATTTAAGTTTGAAAATATGGATTACAATTGCACTTGCGATTTACTTCATTTACGAAATAAATAAAAACGATAACAATAACAATTTAAAATCAAATTAAAATGAAAAAATCAGCGGTTGAATATTTAGTTGAATTATTAAATAATATTAATAATGATTTTAATTCATCATTTAAAGAAGAAATTGAACAAGCCAAAGAAATGGAAAAGCAACAAATAATTGATTTTGGAAACAAAATGCAATTAGTTAAAGATATTGATTTTGACGGAAACATTGAATTTATTTTTAACCCAGAACAATATTACAAAGAAACATTTAAAACCAAATAATTATGAGCAAACAACTTTTTGAATTAATGCGAGAACAAGAATCTTTTCCGATTCATTTCGGAAAAAAAGACTACATTTCACGAGGAAAAGAAATCGTGTCTTCAGTTCTACAAGATGGCGAAATTGACAAAATGGAATTTTGGACAAAAGTAGCAAAGATTAAAGAAATAATCAATGCGATGGATTCACAACTTCGCGAAGAAATTTCACTAACTGAAAAAACCACATTGCACAATGTAGAGTTCAATCCAGTTCAAGGCGGTTTCACAATCAACTACGACGAAGACATCGTTTATCAAGAATTTAAAAAACAATTAAAAGAACGTGAAGAACTTTTAAAATTAGCACAAAGAATTGACGTATTTGATGCATACGGGAACGATGTTCCGAAAGTATCGACAACACCAAGAAAATCATCAATAACAATTAAATTTTAATCAAATGAGCAGACAAGCAGAATTTCAGACACAAAGTTCAAATCCAACAAAGTATTATTTTGAATGGAAATCAGACGACAAAACCTTTGCATATTATGACAAAGAAAAAAAAGAAAATGTAAAAATTGAATTGCCGTTTAAGTTTTTGACACTTATGGAATTTCACACAATCAAAGGTTGGAACGACAAAAATCAATCTGGCGTTTATTCTAACGAAGTGAAATCAATCGGTAATGACGAAATCAATGTCAGACTTTTC